ATTTTAGATCGCCATGAAAATCAAAATTGGACCATTCAGGAAGAATCGTGCTTTCAATATTCACATTGATGACCATGATGTTTGGAGTTTGGATCATACACTTGCTTGTATCATTCATCCTGCTCTCATTCGTCTAAAAGAAACTAAGCATAGTTACCCAGAACTTTGGGAAGATGGTATGGTAACACACCATAACTGGACTCGTCAATTGCATTTTGATTTTATTGATGAAGAGGTCGAGACTAAATACCTCGTTGATAAATGGGATTCAATCATGGATAAAATGATTTATTCCTTTGGTAAATTGGCTGAAGATGATTTAAGTGTACTTGATTTTGATGATAATATTCAAGAAGGTCTTGACCTATTTGCTAAACACTACACAAGCCTTTGGGATTAAAATGAAACAAACTAAAAGACAGAGAAAAGTGAAAACTCCATCTCGTTTACAAGTTACTTCTAGAAAGTGGTCTAAGAAAACATCTAGAATTTTAGACAAACAGATGGATCGTTATCTATATGAAGTATTATATGTACCCGTATCAATAAGTTGGGGTAGAGAATTTAAAAAATATGAAAGAAATATGTGGGATTAATATGAGAATAGAAGAAGATGTGAAACTTGATTTTGGTGATGTACTTATTCGTCCAAAACGGTCTACCCTTGAATCTAGAAAAGATGCAGTATTAATAAGAACATTTAATTTTAAGCATTCTAGTCACAGGTGGGCAGGAGTTCCTATTATTGCATCGAATATGGATCATACAGGTACGTATGAGATGAATAAATCATTGCATGATTATGCTATGCTTACTGCAATATGTAAATTTACTACATATGCACCTTTACCTAATGCTATCAAAACTATTGGGCTTGATACTAATTTAGATGATATAGAATATAATCCTGAATGGATATGTCTTGATGTGGCAAATGGTTATACTGAAAAATTTATGAGTTTTGTTGAAAAAATGAGACACCATGAAGCAACAAAAGAATCTATAATTATAGCAGGGAATGTATGTACACCAGAAGCAACGGAACAGATAATATTGGCAGGAGCGGATATTGTAAAAATTGGGATCGGCCCTGGATCGGTATGCATTACTCGAAAATTGACAGGCGTTGGATATCCTCAATTAAGTGCCACGATGGAGTGTGCCGATGCGGCACACGGTCTAGGAGGGCATATCATCACAGACGGAGGTTGTACGGTCGTGGGAGATATCGCAAAGAGTTATGGGGCTGGTGCCGACTTTGTAATGCTAGGTGGCATGTTGGCAGGTCACGCAGAGTGTGAAGGAGAACGAGTTGGGAATCATAGAGGTTCTAAGATGAAATTTTATGGTATGTCTTCTGAAGATGCTCAGATTACTTATTATGGTGAGAAACAGACTCATAGGGCGGCAGAAGGTAAAACTGTATATGTAGACTATAAAGGTGCAGTAAAAAATACCGTAGAAGAGATTCTAGGAGGTCTAAGAAGTGCTTGTACCTATGCAGGTGCTAAATCGATTAAAGACCTTCCGAAATGTACGACTTTCGTGAAGGTAAATCGACAATTAAATGAGGTTTTTTCGTAAAAAATACTTGACAATGTGACAGTGTTAAGTTATTATATTAATGTTGAATGAGTTTTTATTAACCCCAACCAAAAAGGAAATATGTCGGAAGAACTGGTCGCAAGACTGATTGATGATTATCGTCCTGAAGCATATGTGTATGCCATGGCCGCTAGAGATGCAAATGCATCAATTGATGCGGCGATGATAGAATTCTGTGATGAGATAATTGAGAGACATGGGCTAGAAGAAGCCGATGCGGTGGAAGTCACAAAGGCTTTCGTTGATGAATATAGTAACCTATAATTAATAACTAATAAATGATTGATATTAATCCATTTAAGAAACAATTGGATGTTCGACATCTAATACATGAAGATTATAAATTTGCGGCCATGGACTGGGATCGTTCTTGGTGGGTCTTCACGCATAAACCAAATTGTGTAGATGATATGTGGGATGCAAAAGATGGTCGTTCAGAAAAAATTGTTGATAAAGCAGTTGAAATAGAAGATTGGAGAAGTTCTTTAATTGAACTTGAATATTCTATTGACGATACTGAAGATGAGTGAGGTCAGTGCCTCGTTAGTTAAATGGATATAACAGTAGACTTCTAATCTTCTATTCCAGGTTCGATTCCTGGACGAGGTACCATGGTTATTAGTGGAATAGCAAATAAAGTAGTTCAAACAGTTGTGTCTAGAAAAATTGCTGATAAAATTTATCCTGTAGTTGATAAATCGGATCCGGGATATGTGGTAGAAATAACTAAGGTTGTTTGGGTGCCGACAAAATATCCTAAAGCAATTGGATATGATAGGTATGGTAGATATACTTTTGATAAATAAGCCACTGTGGCTCAATAAACATAATTAATAAGATTGTCCATTGAGGTATCTCTGTCTACGACTATATCTACCATTACCTTTATTTGCTCCTTTGTAAGTGGGAGTTTGAGCGTGACAGTTTGGACACAAAATACTGAGATTTTCTAAAGAATTATTTTCAGAGATTCCATCAATGTGTTCAAGTTCTAAAGGTATTGGTTGGTCATTCCATGTGGAATTATTACATTTCCAACAATAATGGCCTTTAGTTTCTAACAGATAGTTTTTAAGAGTTTTGGGTGATGCAGTTCCATTTTTTATTTTAGAACTTATTTGAAATTTTTGTTGACAGATATTTGAACAATATTTTACTTGACGATTTGATAAAAGTGTATTACAATGAATACATACATTAGACATGGTTTTCTCCTTCGTAGAAAATTATGGTTAGAGGGGTGAGGTTGCTCTAACAACCTCATCTCTTGTATTTATAAGACAAGCACCCTTAGTTTAATTGGTAAAACACTAGATTTGTAATCTTGAACACTCGGTTCAAATCCGAGAGGGTGCTCCATTATTATAGAAATATGAGTAAAAAAATATGTATTACAGGTGGTGCAGGATTTATTGCACACCATGCGATAGAAAGTATTTTAAATGAAACCGATTGGGAGATTGTTACTCTTGATCGAATTGACTTTAGTGGTAATTATAATCGTTTAGTGGATCTATTGGAAAATCATCCAGAAAAGGGTCGTGTAACGACTGTATGGCATGATTTAAAAGCAGAATTTAATCCTCAAATTAAATCATTTTTAGGTAAGTGTAATTATATTGTTCATATGGCCGCTGGATCACATGTTGATCGTAGTATAGATAATCCAATGGATTTTGTGATGGACAATGTTGTAGGAACTGTAAATGTTATGGATTGGGCTAGGGGTTTAGACAGTTTAGATAAAATGATTTACTTTTCTACAGATGAGGTTTTTGGTCCTGCTCCAGAAGGAATAAAATATAAAGAATGGGATCGATATAACAGTACAAATCCGTATAGTGCAAGTAAAGCAGGTGCGGAAGAACTTGCAGTTGCTTATGAGAACACTTACGGTTTACCAATTTATATTTCACATACAATGAATGTATTTGGAGAGAGACAACATCCAGAAAAATATATTCCTATGTGTATTCGTAGAGTGAGAAACGGTGAAACGATTACTGTTCACTCTAACTCTGCAAAGACAGAAGCAGGTTCAAGGCATTACATACATGCAAAAGATGTTGCTGATGCTATGTTATTTTTATTAAATTGGAGAGACACTATTCCGATATATAAAAATGGTAAGGGGATCTTAAAAGTGTTAGATGCTCTTTCTGGAAAGAAAGATACTCCTGACCCAGTTGGTGTTGGTAAAAATATTAAGTTCAATATTGTGGGACCTGAAGAGGTTGATAACTTGACCTTAGCGAATATGATTGCAGATTGTCAAAATAAAAAAGCAATTACAGAAATGGTAGATTATCATTCTGCAAGACCTGGGCATGATTTACGATATGCACTTGATGGAGGATTAATGAAGTCTTTAGGGTGGGAACCTAAACTTAAACTATCAGAGAGAATACAACAAGTAAGTGATTGGTTTTTGAAAAATGATAAATGGTTAAATATTTAAGGAATTATAATGGCTAGATCAGTAGGTACATATATTAGAAAAAAAATTAAGAAGTATAAGCGTACTTCTATAGGTAAATCTCGTTGGTCGAGACCTAAAAACAAAAATAAGAGAAGTAACTGGAAACGATATCGTGGCCAAGGAAAGTAAAAAAGAACAAGATTTTTGGATTGAAGAAACATTATCTTATAAGAATCCTGATGGATCCAGAGGTTGGATTGTCAAGATTCGCCCTAACCCTAAACCTAAAAAGGAAAAATGAAGGGTAAACGTGTAAGGCAAGAGTCCGCCATAAAGAGACTTGAGAAAACGGTATCTTTGCATGAAGCAAATACCGATTTGGTTAAACGTATCTTAGAAGACAAAGAGTTGACTAAGACTTCTGAGGAGATTGAAAAACTCAGAAAGAAAAAAATTGAGAGGGCGAAAGCCACTATTGTCAATACCAAATCAAACTATAAGTAGAACGGAACGTAGTTCAGCCTGGTAGAACGCTGGTTTTGGGTACCAGTGGTCGCAGGTTCAAATCCTGCCGTTCCGACCACAAATAAATATTATGAAATATAATGAACGTGAAATAATTAAGCATCTGGAAGAATATATTGAAAGCACTTATTCACAACATTATACGAAAGGTGATTTTCAGATACAAGATGTTTTTGAAAATATAGGTATCGCAGAAGAATTCTGTAGAGGTGCCGCTATTAAATATCTTATTCGTTTTGGTAAGAAGAATGGTAAGAATAGTAAAGATTTATTGAAATGTCTACATTATTTAATATTGATGTTTCATTATTGTGAATTTGATAAACCCTTGGTCAAGGAGAATAATGGCTGAAGAATCGGAAGAAAGTAAAGAAGATAACACAGGGGAAAATGTAGTGATCCCTAGAGATGAAAAATATCGTCTATTTGCAAATAAATATCAAATAGTCCTTGAAGATGATGAAGGTCGTAAATTGACTATGCAACACCCCTTTGCAACTGTACAAGAGTGTGAAGAGGAAGCAGGTAAAATAAATACAAGACATCCTTTTCATGAAGTAATGTGGGACGGTCAATTAAAGATGAAATGGAGAACATTGAACGTATATAAAAGATCTAATGTGTATCCATATACCTGTGATTGGTCGAAAAGTTATTATTCTGAAGAGGCCACTCATTAATTATGCAATTTTAATGTGTATAAATACATCTACAAACATATTTTATGGAACGTTTGTTGAATTTTTGAAATGGACTTCAAACTTAACGGAGTATATATGAGAATCCTTAATAAGATCCTCTGTATATTGGCCGCACTCGCAATTTACCCTGCTACTGTTACAACACCTAAATCAAGCAGTTTTGAATTAAAACCTTTTGTGGAACCTGAGCCAATTGCGAATATTGCGAAGCCAATACACATACGGAAATATGAACCGTATACAGAGAGAGTTAAACAACTTTCATGTTTACAAAAAAATATCTACTTTGAGGCGGCAGTCGAATCGACTGCAGGCAAACTAGCCGTGGCACATGTCACATATAATAGAGTAAAAAATAAGAAATTCCCAAGTACATTTTGCGAGGTCATTTATGAAGGAAGACACCACGCATCAGGGCATCCTAAACGAAATCAGTGTCAATTTTCCTGGTATTGTGATGGGAAGCATGATGTTCCTTATCCAGGACCAACATGGAAGCAAACCCAAGAAATCGCAGAATGGTTTTATGATCATAAAGATAATTTAAGAGATATTACGGATGGAGCATTGTACTATCATGCGGATTATATTGATCCGCCAAAATGGACTAGAAAAATAGCAAAGACGGTACAGATAGATACACATATGTTTTATAGAAAATTGTAATTTTGGAGTGATATGAAAAAAGGTGATGTGGATATTCCTCAGCACAAACCTGGGAATATGGCTGAAAACTCCATGGGAGGAACAGAACTTCTTACCATGGAGTTATTTAAAAGACTTCCTGATGAATATAAAGATTATTTTCAATTTGTAGTATCAAGGGTACATGAGTTGGAAGAAAAACCTAGATTGTATTGGATTCATGATTTAGCATTGGATCCTGTTCATAGTTTTTTAACTGAACCTGATGGTATGAGTAAATTTGAAAAACTTATTTTTGTTAGTCATTGGCAACAACAACAGTTTAATACTCTTCTAAATATACCTTATTCTAAAGGTATGGTCATTAAAAATGCTATAGATCCTATTGAGAAACATGATAAATTACATCCGGCAGGCCCTTTACAATTAATATATTGTTCAACACCTCAACGTGGATTAGATGTATTGTTGGGTGCTTTGGATTTGATTGACAGGGATGATTGGCATTTACATGTTTATTCAAGTTATGGTCTATATGGTTGGAAAGATAATGATAAACCCTTTGAAAAATTATTTGATAAGATTGAAGAACATCCTAATATGACTAATTATGGAGCAGTTCCTTATGATGAGTTACGAGAAGCATGGAAAAAGATGCATATATTGGCGTATCCATCAACATGGCAGGAAACTTCATGTAGAGTAGCAATGGAAGCAATGTCTGCTCATTGTGCCGTAGTTACTTCTAATTGGGGCGCATTACCTGAAACAGTTGGTGAATATGGTTATATGTACTCTTATACTGAACATAAAGCAGATCATGCAGAACGTTTTGCTGATATGCTAGAGGATGTGATGGATGATTATTGGTATGATAAAACTCAAAAAAATCTTGACAATGCTCAAGATTATGCGTATAATCATTATAGTTGGTCTAAACGTATAGATCAATGGACCAACTTTCTTGATAACCTTCAATATGAAATTGAAAATGGCTAAAGCGAAAAAGAAAGCAGGAAGACCTAAGACGGTAGTTGATCGAAAACCGTTAAAGATAAAACGGACTCGTAATATTACAGAAGAACAACGTGAAGCATTACGAGAACGTATGGTTGAAATGCGTAAGAAACGTAAACCTGCCGAGTACAAGAATATACATCCTACCGTTCTCGCTAAACCTGAGAAAGATAAACTTTCGATGAAGAATATTAAATCGTGGATTAAAGAGGCGAAAGAAGATGCGGCCGCACATGCAAAAAATGCTCGTGGTCGTGGTATAACACCACAGGTGCAGGCACATGAAATGGCACTATCAGAATCTAAAAAAGGTTATGTTAGAGATATGGAACATTATCTTAGAACCGGTGATTGGATTTCTTCTTTTATGGGTGCTAAAGAGAATGAGTTGACACAATGGAAATGTCATGCAATGGCATACAATTCTGATGGAACTCCAAAGAGAACAGTAGGTGTTTGGTATCCTGATATCCGAACAACTTGGACTAAGAGTATGGAGAATGGAGATTTTACTGTAGATATGTTTACGGAAGAATCTTTTGATCCTACTGTTTCAATAACTGATACTAACTTTAGAAAAAATGAGAGTAACCTTGTAGCATGATTTTAGTTGATTATAGCCAGATTGCGATTGCAAATATAATGCAATCCGCAAGACAAGGCGTGAATGAAGATATGGTTCGCCATATGATTCTGAATACTTTACGTATGTATCGTAATAAGTTTCATGAGGAATATGGTGAACTGGTTCTTTGTTGCGATAACTCAAATAACTGGCGTAAAAAAATATTTGAGCATTATAAAGCACCTAGAAAAATACAACGTGAAAAGTCTGATTTCGACTGGAACAATCTTTTTACGATACTAAATAACATTAGAACAGAGTTGCATGAAAACTTTCCATATAAGATGGTTTATGTCGATAATGCGGAAGCAGATGATATAATTGCAACTCTAGTTATGAATCGTGACGAAAAATTGAATGGGCTGTATACTGAACATGAACCTATATTGATATTGTCTAGTGATAAAGATTTTGTTCAATTACAACGATTCGAAAATGTAAAGCAATTTTCACCACTCAAGAAGAAATTTCTTACTACTGACAATCCAGAGACTTTTTTACGAGAACATATCCTTAAAGGCGATTCTAGTGATGGCATTCCTAATTTTTTGTCGGCTGATGATACCTTTGTTACTGAAAAACGACAAAAACCTCTTTCTAAAAAGAAATTGACGATATGGGCTGAATTGGATCCTGAAAATTTTTGTGAAGGTGAACAATTGCGTAATGTTCAGAGAAATAAAATGTTAATAGATTTGTCTAATATACCAATTTGGATGCAAGATAATATAATGGACAATTATCATGGACAACCAGATATAGGTAGAAAAAAACTGTTTAACTATTTTGTAAAATATAAACTCAAAAATCTTATGGAAAACATAAGTGAATTCTAGGAGCAGGTATGCCAGCAAGAATGACATCGGTCATTTTAAAGCAAGCGAATGACATTGAAGATAAAGATGAACGTGTTAAATGGTTAGCAGAAAATGCTACATATGCAGTTCGTGGTCTTTTAAATTTTAATTTTCACAAAGAAGTTAATTTTCTTTTGCCTGAAGGGGAACCTGATTTAGAAGGATTAAAAATAGAAAAAGAGGCCGAGGATTTTGTTTTAGGAACAGAATTTTCTCATCTTAATCATGAAATGAAAAAAATGTATTTGTTTTATGAGGGAGGGCATCCCGATCTTAAACAAATGCAACGTGAAAGATTATGGATTACTCTTATAACTGGATTACATACTGGAGAACGTGATGATATTTCTCATATGAAAGACCATAAGTTGGAAGAAAAATATCCAAATATAACACAAG